TGACAGTGATTTCGGGCTATTGTTAGTCTGATTCACTGTGCGGCTGTTGTCGTTTTGGTAGTAGTTATTCACCACCGAATTTTCAGAAGTACCATTCATCATCGCCCCTGTCATGCCGTCAAGGTTGTAATTTTGCTCAGAATTGAGCGAAAGTTTCATGGTATCCGCAACACCGGAAACCGCCTTTGCTACGACCTTTTTGCTTTTGTTGATGCCGTCTGCCAAGCCGTTCATGAAGTCCGGCATCCAGCTTTCAAAATCTGTCAGCGGACCTACATCAGGAACAGAAAAATGCAGATAACTGCGGATCGTATCCGCAATTCCGGAAACGCTGTCGGCAAGACTGCCGATCATACTTCTCAAACCATCAATGATGTTGGAAACAATATCCCGTCCCCAGTTCCAAGCGTCTGATGCAAGACCTTTAACATAATTTACAGCATTATCAAAACCACCCTTAATCGTGGTGTAAATACCATTGATGATAGAACCAATTGAAGATTTTACATTGTTCCAGATACTTGTCACGGTCGAATGAATCGTATTCATCACCGATGAAATAGTAGATGAAATGCTGTTCCAGACGGAAGATACCGTATTTCGGATAGCATTTACCACACTGGAAACAGCACCGCTGATTGCATTCCATACATTTGAAATGACAGAACTTATCGTGTTCATTACACTTGAAATGAAACCTGAAATTGCATTCCAGACCGATGTAATGATGTTTGAAATAGTGCTTAATGTCGTTGAAATTGCTGTACAAATAGCATTCCATATCGTTTCAAAGAATGTTTTAATACCCTCAAGCAAAGGGGTGAGAAATGCAACAATCGCATTCCATACGGTCTGTATTTTTTCTGAGATCCAATCCATCACATTGCTGATAATGATATGGATTGCCTGAAAAATGGTTTCAAACAGATATTTAAACGCTTCCAAAAGCGGAGAAATAAAGCTGTAAATTGCATTCCAGATACTTGAAATCGTGTCGTAAATAGTGATACAGACAGTTGAAATAACCGTCCATATTGCATTGAAAATGTTGGCAAAAAAGTCGTGAATGCTGGTCAGGATTCCTGCGAAGAAGTCGTACACAGAGGTAAAAATCGTGACTGCTGTGGTATAGATTGCAGTTGCTATTGTGGTAAAGAATGTGGAAATCGCATCCCAGATGTTTGTGAAAAAATCAGCGACAGACTGAAAAGCGGAACAAATGCTGTCCCAAATTCCAACGAAGAAGTCCTTAATTGATGTCCACACTTCATTCCATGATGTTCCGAACCAACCGAGAAATACATCTGCTACACCTCTCAGCGTGTTCAGTATATTGCTGAACTGGTTGACTACAAAGTCCCAGATGCCTGTAAAAATGCCCTTGATGCCACTCCAGCACTGTTCCCAGTTTCCCGAAAACAAACCGATAAATACATCAAGCACGCTCAGAATGGTATCCGTCACAAAGATGAAAATATCCGAAATATGCTGAAATACTCCCTCAAATACAGGTGCAAGCACACTGCATAATCCATTCCACATCGCTTTCAGCAGTTCACCGAAATTCTGAAAATCAAATCCAAGTGCATTGATTCGGTCAACAATGCCTGATGTAAGCTGTTCAAAAGTCGATTTTATCTGTTCCCAGATGGAAAGAATGATGTTTTTGAAGTTCTCATTGGTGTTCCATAGATTTACAAATGCTGCAATAAGTACAGCTATAACTGCAATTACAGCCACCACGGGTGCAGAAATACCGCCAATTGCAGCACCAAGCGTTGAAAATGCAGTCTTAGCACCCGCAATCATTGTCGGAATTTTTGAAATGAATGTCATCATACTTCCGATAGAAGAAATTGTTTTGCCCACCACAATCAAAAGCGGACCTAAAGCCGCAGCCATCAATCCGATTTTGATAATGGTCTGCTTTGTTGCAGGGTCAAGGGCATTCAGCTTGTCCACAAATCCCTGTATTTTGGTAATGATGTCACGAATAACAGGCATCAAAATCTCGCCGAACGAGATCGCCAGTTCTTCCAGCTGGGACTTCAAAATGGTAAGCTGTCCTGCATGGTTTCTGCCATAGAAAGAGATGTACCGTCACAGTTGGCAATTGCACTTGAAAGCTTATCAATATCCGCAGGTGCGGCATTCATCAGAGCAAGAAATCCCGACATGGCATTTTTGCCCACAAGAGTTTCTGCGGCACTTGCTTTTTCGGATTCTGACATCTGGTCGAATGCAACTCTGCAATCTGCTAAAATATCAGAAAGGCTACGCATAGAGCCGTCTGAATTGGTGGTTGCAATTTCCATTTCTCCAAAGGATTCAGAGCAAAATTTGACTTCACCTGAAAGTGCAGTCATAATAGAACGCATAGAAGTACCTGACTGCGTGGACTTGATACCGGCGTTTGCCATTAAGCCAAGTGCTTCGGCTGTATCTTCGCAAGAAAAACCTAAAGCACCCGCAATCGGAGCACAGTATTTGAACGACTCGCCAAGCATAGATACATTTGTATTTGCGTTAGAACTTGCAGCAGCAAGCACATCAGCGAAATGACCGCTATCCTGTGCTGTCAGACCAAATGCTGTAAATGCATCTGTAACAATATCCGATGTTGTGGCAAGGTCTTCGCCTGATGCTGCTGCAAGGTTCATAATGCCGTCAATACCCGACAGCATATCATTTGTTTTCCAGCCTGCCATTGCCATATAGTTCATAGCTTCGGCAGCTTCACTTGCTGAAAATTTTGTTTTACTGCCCATTTCTCTTGCTTTGTCACGGAGTTTTTGCAAATCATCACCCGTTGCACCTGATACAGCGGCAACCTTTGACATTGCAGAATCGAAGTCAGAGGCGGTTTTCACAGCAGCAGTTCCGAGAGCCGTCACCCCTGCGGTAACAGGCAGAAGTTTTTCTCCTGCACCTGAAATTTTATCTCCTGTATTTTGGAGAACTTCTCCAGCTTCACCGATTTTAGCAAGTTCAGAATTTGCATTTTTTGCTTCTGATTCCAGACGTTTCAATTCATTTTCTGTTTCGACAATTTCACGCTGCAATGCATCATACTGCTGTTGTGTGATGTCGCCATTTGCAAGAGCAGTGTTTGCCTGTTCTGCGGCAGTTTTCAGCGTTGCAAGTTTATCTTTTGTAGCAGAAATACTGTCAGCGAGAAGTTTCTGTTTTTGTGAGAGTAATTCTGTATTTTTCGGGTCGAGTTTCAGAAGTTTTTCGACATCTTTCAGCTGTGACTGGGTGTTTTTAATGTTCTTGTTTACACCCTCTAAAGCTTTGGACAGCTTAGTAGTATCTCCGCCAATTTCAACGGTTATGCCCTTGATTCTGTTTGCCACTGTGGTTTCACCTCTATTCAAATAAAATAATCAGTTTTTTTATCAGTAAATCTATTGACATTTCTGCAAAAATGACGTATACTATAAGTGGAGGTGTAGCGTATGAACATTATTGCAGCAATTCAAAATACCATTTCTATTTCGCAGTTCAATCGTGGACTTGCAGGAAAAATTTTTCAGGATGTCAAAAACAGCGGTGCAAAAGTTGTTATGAAAAACAATGCACCGGAATGCGTACTTCTTTCTCCGGATGAATATGTCAGCCTGATGAATGAAGTGAATGATGCCCGCTTACTCACTCTGGCTGTAAAACGAATGGAAAAATTCAATCTGGAAGAAACGATTCCGGAAGAACAAGTTATGAAAGACCTCGGAATCACAGACGAGGATTTATCCGACTTTGATGAGGTAGAATTTGAATGAATTGGGAAGTAGAATATCTGCCGGAAGCCGAAAGCGATTTAAAATCGCTTGACGGAAGTCAAAGAATACTGGTCTTAAAAGCAATCAAGAAAGTGAAACAAAATCCGCTTCCTGTTTATGAAGGCGGGTATGGGAAACCGCTTGGAAACAAAAACGGCAATGATTTAACGGGCTTTCTGAAAGTCAAACTGAAAAGTGCAGGTCTTAGAGTCGTATACAAAGTTGTCAAGCAAAATGATAAGATGCTGATTATTGTAATTGGTGCCAGAGCCGATGAAGAAGTGTATGGCATTGCTCAAAAAAGAATACAGGAAAATGACTTGTAATCAAAACATATCCATATCGCTTTGAGAAGCGACCTCATTCCACCCTGAATACTCATCATTTTCACGTTCCGTGAACATATCATTGATAAGTCCAATCGTCAGCAAATCCAGCTCGGTCATAGAAAGACCGAGCTGTTTGCATCTTAACAGGAAAAGTGGAGTTGTCATCGGGCGGTCAGTCTGGCGATGTTTTTTTTAGATTCTACCTGCGTTGCAGTGTTCAATCCCCACAATTCGATAAGCTGAGGAAGAATCTCATAAATGCTGAATGTGTTAAACTGTTCCAGAAAATCATCGGGGTTGTCAGGAACATTGGAATCAGCGTGTTTTGCCATGATGTAGGCGATATTCTCGAACACCTCAAGGCTTTCAATGTCCAGTGCAGAGGAATCCTCTGTTTTTTCTCCCACAGATTTTTGCAGTGCTGCAAAGTCCTGATAAATATCTCTGCGAAATTTCAAACGATACAGCCTGGGAACTGCCGCACTCGCCTTGAACGGCACATCAATCCCATCAATGGTGATGTTCTTCTGAATTGCCATACTGCACCCTCCTTATGCTTTCACAGTGGTCTTGGAAGCCGTTCCGGCTGCCGGTGTGTATACGTTCTTGTACCAGCCATCATAAGTAGAAGCATCTGTGGATTCACAGGTCTTTGCCTTTACCAGACCGTTCGGCAAAGCCGAAGCCTTGATGGAGATGGTTTCTGTTTTTACTTCCTTGCTGTCCTCGGTAGTCTGTCCCTCTGTTGCCGGACGGGAGGCGGAACAGCAATAGAGAACATGGCGAATCTTCCGCTTATCTCCGGTGAATTCAAACAGCAACGCAAACTGTGATACTTCATCATCATTCCGTTCCACCAAAACGCCGTTGCTGTCCAGGATTTCTCCCAGAATATCTGTAGAGAAATCTGTAGGAATCAGGGCGATTTCCAAATCACCTTCATAGCCAGAATTGTTGGAAATTACGTAGTATACGATGTCGTCGGCATAAAAATTTTCGTTTTCGCCGTTTGCATCAATGGAAATGGAAACCGCACCCGGCAGACGCACCGGATCCACATAGACCGGTGTCAAATTGGCTCCGCTGGCATCGGTTACCCAGTCCTTGATTTTAGCGTAGTGTACATTGGTCAAACCAAATTTGACCTTATTCTTTTTGTTTGCCATAGGACTTAAACCTCCATCTCATAGAGTACTTCATACAATTCTTCCGAATCAATGAATGTTTCTGTTTTTGTGTAATAAATCTCATGCTGGGCAAGCACTGACTCCACCTGTTCTTCCAATTCCGGCTGCTTTTTGTCTGTGTACAA